GCCCTCGGCTTCACGCACGCGGAACGTAGCCGCGGTGTTAATCGCCACTCGTTTCTGCATCTTGTTCTTTATCATTGCTGTTATTGTTAGCAGCACCGCCGGATAGTTTTTCGCTGCCCAGCGGTGCAAGGTTAGTCGTTAAGTATGGCGTATCGCCGCCGTTAACCAGAGGCTGGTTTTCCATACGTCGCCAATCGTTCACGGTGTAGATGCCGCTTTGAATGGTTTTCAGTTGGTAATTGGCCATACTATCGAGGTCAAAGCTGAATATGCCGCGGCGGTCGAAATGGAAAGCCTCACGGCCGTAGTTCATGCGGCCGGCAATCTTACGCTGTAACTCGTTTTCAAAGCGCTTCAAAATCGGGTCAAGGGTCATCGAAAGGAAAGAGACGTTCGCCTGTTCTACCGATTTATAATTGTTGGAACTATCGTCGAACACGAAGGATGGATGCACGCCAAAGAATCGGCATATCTCACGCACCGTGAACTTGCGGCTCTCTAAGAACTGCATATCAGAGGCGGAGAGGGAAATCTGCTTGAAGTCCATTTCCCCGGGCACACCCACAATGCGCTCGCCGGCCTTAAATCGTTCGTCGATGCTTGCGGCGGCGCTGGTCAGCTGGTTATCCTGATATTCGCCAAAGCCAAGTGCGCTGCGATCATTGCTCACAAGGCCGCGCACGCTGCCATGCTCATAGAACTGCGTGTAGGTTTCGCTATCGCCTACCGTGGCAATAGATATGGTGCGCCGCGCATGACTGATTACGCTTTCGCCGATACGGCCATCGCATGAATGGATGAACAGATGAATAATCTCGCTCTCGTTGAACGTACCAAACACGCCGTTATAGCCGTCGTTAATCGTTATCTTTTCGTTAAGGATGTCGTGCGTTACGGATTCCCAGCGGCATAGCACAAGGTCGGTAATATTGCCCCTATAATCGCGCCGCGGATAGATGTAAGCGTTACCGCGAAGGAGTATCAGCGATACCACGGTAGCCCAGAACGTAGAAGCGCTGCGCTCGGGTTGAGGTTCTACGTTAAGAAGGTATGATAGTTCGCTACCCTCGTCATCCACCATGCGCCCTTCGCGATTACGGCGAAGGTGCTGCACGTGTAGGCCTGCCACGGCATCAGACAGCACCTTAACACAGCGATACACCGTAGCCACAGACAAAGCGTTATCGGGCGGCAGATACAACACTGTACCCGTGCCGCCTGAGCGGATAATCTTTGTGCTTGAGCTCGCGTCTGAGCCCTCGCGCTTTATCTTATTGCGTAAAAAGTCAATAAATCGCATTATCGGTAAATACTCACTAATAATGCGGTGTGTATTACATTCTGTTAATAAGGGTTAATTTTGAACGCTCGAGCAAAAATAATTGCGGGTTTATTTGGTTACTACAAAAAAGTGTAGTATCTTTGCATTGTCTAATTAAAAGAAAGAAATCATGACGAAAAAAGAATTTGAAGAAAAAGCGAAAGAGTTAGTGGACGCGCTTCGTGATTACAGGGAGTCTTATCCTAACGGCCATCCTAATCTCTTGTATTACGCGCAACAGCTCTTTGATGAATTAATCGAATTGCCTTAATTTAAAAAAACGGAAGCCGCTAATAACGGCTTCCGAATTTAGGCTAAACCAATTAAATAGAATACACAATGGAGGCTTTACAGGTAAAAAAGAAACTTGACAGTAACGTGAAAGCAAAGATGCAAGATATTCTCCTTGCTATTTCATGGCGTGAATTGGCACACTCGTACTTTGACAAGTCAGCGTCCTGGCTATACCATAAACTCGACGGCATAGACGGCAACGGCGGTGTAGGTGGGTTTTCTGACGAAGAAAAAGATAAACTGAAAGGCGCGTTATGCGATTTATCTTACCGCATACGTGTCTGTGCAGATAAATTGTAGGCCGGGGCATCTTTCCCCCATAGACAAAAGCCGCCGGCGGCCTTCCGGCGCATAGCCCTATTACGGAAACGTGGTAGGGCTTTTTCTTTATCTTTTCAATTCAAGCGATACGCCAAGCGCCATCAAGGAACTGATTACTCCGTCAATCTTACCCGTCTCTGTGCGCTTCAGCGGCTTACAGTTCTCCATGCGGTCAACGTCAAGAATACAGTTATCGTAGCACCACGAAGTCATCGGGTTATCGCCGATGGTGATAAACTTTTTCGCGAGAAATCGCTTCATCGCCTGGCAGGGCTTCGTGAAATAGTAGTATGTCTGCTTGTAGCTGTACAGGTAGGGTTCTGCGCCCATCGTTTTCAGAATGGAGACAAATTCGGCGGCGCGGTTCGGGTCGTAGGCTATCTTCAATATACGAAGGTTCTTCGCGTGCGCCATGATGTCGTTAACCACTTGCGCGTAATCTATAATATCGCCATTGCATAAATGGAGGTAACCTTCATCGGCCATGCGCTGGTACAAATCACGATTGCGGTGTGTGCCTATTATGCCACGTGGCAGGTAGTATTCAGTGTGGATGTGCGACTGTTTCAAGTCAGGTCGATAGATGTAATAAGATACGGCCGAAAGGTCATCGTTCACAGAAAGGTCAACGCCTATAACGCAATCGGGATGATACCCCATCTTGTCAATATCAAGCGATAGGAACGATTCGCGTATCTGTGTGCCGTTAATCCACTCCGCGTAAGTAGGCGAGGCAAAGACGTTGAGCATCTTCGTGCGAAAGGCTTTCATATTATCCACCGACTTCTGTGCCTCAGCCCATTGCATCTCGTAGTATTCAGGCTGCACGGTTATGCCAATATGCGGATGCACCTTCGCCCACGTCTTAGGGTCACCCTCAGCGTCATCGCAATCCGGTAAAAACAGGTGCGAAAAGCTCGTATCATCGCGTGGACTATCGTCGAATATCTCGCCAAGCAGCACTGATTTTTCGTGCTTCAATTCTTCATAGAACGGCGCTTCCGTCTTATCGCTGGCCGTTGTTATCGTTACCACCAGCGGATTTTCACGCACGCCCATCGACGTGGTAAGCACATTCTTCAAATCGGCACTATCGGCCTGCGCGTACTCATCAAGTATCACGGTCGAGGCATTGAGGCCGTCCAGCTTTTCCGGATTATTCGATAAGCAGCGCACAAACGACTGCCGCTCATCATTACGCCATCGTATAAGTTCACGTGTGGATTTGAAGTATTCGCCACCGGGGTCAAGGTCGCGCAGGGACTTACGAATAGCATCGAAGCATATCTTTGACTGGTCGTAACTGTTGGCGGCGGTGTATGCCTGTGCGTTATCATCGCCAAACAAGAAGTCGTTAATCGCGAAGGCGCATACCTCCGTAGTCTTGCCATACTTTCGTGGTACAAAGAACAAGGCGTTACGCACAAGGCGGTGCGTTTCATCGCGCCAAAAGCCCAGCACGCCCGAAAACTGGAATATCTGTACAGGCGTTAACTCGTATGACCGCCGGCCACTCGTTCCGTCGAACTTCAAGAACTCGTAGAGAGCGAAGAAAGCCTTAACACTTGCAAGGTCAAAGCGGTACTGGCTGTCGGTGTACATACGCAAAAACTTCACCACGGCCAGCAGTTCATATACATTGTGTTCGTCGGGACGCGTCGCTACGTTCAGACAGTATTCGGCCATGCGCTTATCTATCCGGTCAAGACAAGCGCCGCGCACGTGGTCTTCGGTCAGTATCTTTGCCGCTGCTGCCTTAGCCTCTCTTTCTCTTTGCTTTTCGATTTCCGTCATTATCTTCGCGGATGCTCTTAATGGTAGCCGTCAACTTAGCCAGCGGCGATTCGGGCTCTTTCGGTTCTTCTTTTGCCGTGGGCTCTTCCTTAACCGGCGCTTCTTCCTTCTTCGGCGCAACGGCGGTCTTAATGTCAACGTAGCCGCGGTCTCTGCACTTGGTACGCATATAGAATATAATCGCCTGAACGTTCCCTTCTTGAATCATATTGAACAGGCGGTTTTCCACCACGTCTTTCTGATACTCATTAATCTCGTTGTATCGCTCTTCAAATTCGGGATGCGTCTTGCGCCAAACCCTTACCGTTTCAGCGGTAACCCCCACATCGGCGGCGGCAGAGCTGACAATACCTAGTCGATTCTTTAAGGCTTCAAAGAATTTATCGGCGAACTCCTTACTATACTTACCACTCATACCTATTACTTTTTAGCTAAAAAAAACTCTTGTTCGTATCTATCCACCGCCTTCGCGCAATCCGCCTTTATCGTTGCGCGTGAGGCGTAATTCTTGCGGCCAAGGCTCTCGTGTATCTCCTTGTGGCACGTATGGCACACGCTCATAAGGTTGTCGTAATCATACGCTAATTGCGTCTTGCTCTCATCATCTAGCGCGGTATCGACAGGCCGAATATGATGCACCTCCGTGGCGAAGGTGTACTTGTCCCTCTCGAGGCATCGCTCGCACAGAGGTTGGGCTGTGAGTTTCTTAACCCGTAGCGCGCGCCATCGTGTGCAATTAAGCAACTTAATGTAGGTTTCGCTTTTTCGTCCCATCGGTCATTACTCCATTATATTCAGGCGCGCCCTCGTAGCTGGTGAACATATCGCGGATTTCGTCTTCAATCTCTTTCGGCTCTTCACCTTTCTTTACCGCGGCCTTAATCGAGCGGTAGGCAGCACGCAGCATCAAGAGGTCATCGGGGGCGCAGGTCAGGGCAAAGAATACGATGTCGGCCGGGCTATCGCCCTCGGCGCGGCTTTCGCTATCAATAATGCGGCAATACATTTGCAGGAAGTCGGACAATAAGCGCCCGACGCTCCTACCATGCAAGGCGCGGCTTACCATATCATAGGTCTCGCGCCCAATGTACACGGATATTCTTTCGCCGCTCAATACGTAATTTGTTGATAATTACGCCGCAAATATAATAAATCTATTTTACATAATAAAATTTTCCGCAAAAAAAGTTACGGTTTTGATTATTCCTCGTGTCTTTGCCGCGGTAAACTATCTAAGTTTTCCTCCTTCCCCTATTTAAAAAATCGGCCTCAGCGTGCAGAACGTTGAGGCCGATTTCTGTTACAGGCGGAATTGCCGCCGCCCGAACACCTTATTAAGTAGCTTGAAGTTGTTGTCGTTGATGATGGAAAAGTCCTTGACGATATACACATCGGCAATATCATAACTACCAACGTGGTTCAGGGCTTCATCGACATCGGACTTGGCGAAACGCATCAGGTTACGCGACAGGGAGG